ACAGATAGCTTGAACTTATCCTCAAATGCTACATAGGTATAACCATCAATCTCAAGTGTGCTCACTAGCTCAGGCTTTCCTGATAAGTCATTGAAAGATTTTACTATCTCTTTGAACTCTTCAATCTCAACATCGTCCCATTTGATTGTGGGCACTCCTAAGAATTCAAACACTTGCAAGTACTTGTCAATAGCATCCAGCTCAGTGTCAGCATGGATTGTTGTAATTGTTTCAAATTGTTGTACACTCAACTCGTTCAGTTGGTTAGGTACTTCAATGCCTAATATATTCACCATAGATTTTAATTTTTAACAAATATAAGAACTTTTACAATATAGGCATGGATAGACCAGTCTATAAAATTACAATTGAGGATGAATACGCTGACGGTGAAAACCTAGGCATAGAAATGATTGCCTTTACTTCAAAGCCTGCAATAAAGGTTAAAGGTATGGCTTTCAATTCTCATGTTGCAATGACGTTCAAAGATGATGTTAAGATGCGAGTAGTTGCACCAGCAATGATTCCTATGAACATCTATCGCAAGGATGAGGATGGTGAAGAGTATGACGTTCAATTCTCAGCTGAGGTAATTGAGCAGATTCACTCTAAGTTTATGCAAAATTTACAGAACAAAGACATCTTCAACTTAGAGCATGACACTACTAAGAAAGTCCCAGCTTACATCTTAGAGGCTTGGATAGTAGACAACCCTGAGACTGACAAGGCATTCACTACTTATGGCATTGAAGCTCCTAAGGGCACATTGATGTTAACAAGTCAAGTGACAGATAGAACTTACTATGATGACCTTGTTGACTCAGGTCAGGTAGGCTACTCTATTGAAGGCTTCTTAGGGATGAAATTATCGGAACAATTAAAATTAAATACTATGAAATTACCTGATGGAGAGCATCTAATCGAGGATAAAATCTATGTTGTAAAAGACGGAGAAGTTATTGAGATTAAAGATGTACCTACAGAAATGGAGGCTGAGTTATCAGCAGACCCAGCTGTAGAAGAAGAAGTAGCTGATGCTGAGGCTCAAGCTACAGAAGAAGCTGAAACAGAAGAAGTAGCTATGGCTATTGACCCAGCTGTAGATGCTGAGGCTATTATTGCTATTGTGAGACCTTTATTAGAGGAGCACATGAATTCAGTTATTGCTATGATAGCTGGATTGAAAAATCAAATCGAAGAATCTATAGCATTAGAGACTGAAGAAGAAGAAGTAGCACCAGTGGCGTTGAGCTCGCATGAAAAGTTCAAAGAATTTGTAAAATTTTCAAAATCAAAATAAAATGACACGTAACCTAAAATTCGATTTAGATATCGAAACAAACGCACTTTTAGCTGCGAATCCAGAGGAGTTCTATTCAAAGGCATATTTATCAAGCCCTGACATTCCTAACAACTTCCGTACCTTACCAGGTATCAAGTCAAAAACTAAGTTAGCTAATGTAACTTTTGGCAACTTACTACAAGCATCTACTTGTAATTTCTCAGCACCTACTGACTCATTAGATGCTATTGACATTGACGTATGTCCTTTGTCAGCTATGGCTCAACTATGTCAATTTGACTTAGAGCAGTCTTTCTTAGCATTGCAAATGTCTCAAGGCTCAAATGGTGACTTCACAGTTGCATCATTTATGTCTTATTACTGGAATGAAATGGCTAATGTTATTGGTCAAGACTTAGAGTTATTGAGATGGCAAGGTAATGATGCATCTGAGGATCCATTGTTATCATTGTGTACTGGCTACTTATTTCCAATGTTCTATGATGCGGCAATCACTGGCTTGTATGATGGTGTAGTTACTACTTCAAATGTATTGACAGTTATGGAATCTGTAGTTAACGCTGCTCCTAATGCAATTGTACGCAAGAAAGCAGACTTAAGATTGTATGTTTCAACAAATGTAGCTAATGCTTATGAGTTGAAAGCAGCACAAGGTAACACACAGACTTATGTTACTTTACCATTAGGCTTAACTTTCTTAGGTATCAATGTAGTAGTGTGTGAAGGTATGCCTGACAACACTATTGTATTGACTTTGAAAAACAACCTAATCTATGCATTCGATGCTGAAGGTGACTCTAAGGCTTTAAAAGCAGTTAACTTGTCTGACTCAGTTGCTGAGCCATACTTGAGAACAAGAGCTAACATGAAGGTAGGTTTTCACTACACTAACCCATCTGAGATAGTGTTGTACAACCCATTCTACATCTAAGACATAAAAGGGAGGTAGCAATGCCTCCCTATTTTTTCAACTTTAAAATATAAACAAAATGGCATGTGATGCACTTCAAACCATCCAAAAGAGTTGTGACAACAACACTGGTGGTATTTATAAATTTTATGTCAATCAACAAGACAATGTTGACATGACGACACTTACAGTTGATGCTGGTGATGACTATTTAATTGACAATTTAGACTTAGTAGGTGGAGCTGATCCATTTATTGAATTTGAATTCAGACGCAATACTTCAAGCTACACTGAGGAGTCCAACATTGACATTATCAATGGGTCTTCATTTGTAACTCAAACTATTAACCTAATGTTTCACAGACGTGAGTCAATCAAGTCTAGTGCTATCAAAGTACTTGGCTCAGGTCAGCAGTACTTAAGTGGTATTGTTCAAGATGCAAATGGCTTGTATTGGTTTTTCCCTTACTTGCAGTTGACTGCAACTGGTGAAGGCTCTGGAACTGCTAGAGCTGATGGTAGTAAGTACTCTATCACTCTTTTAGCTGAGAATGAGTTTTTGGCTTACCAAATTGAAGAGTCAGTAGTGACTACTTTAATTACACCAGCACCATAATCTATTCTTTTCTCCATAGATAAAGAGGCCTTGCAGAAATGTAAGGCTTTTTTTTAATTAAAAAATTCGCTAAGTACAATATAGGTATGATATATCTTGAGAAAGACTCAACTAATAGCTTTGTGCTGACCTTAACTGAGGTCACAACCTTATCAAATGCTTACTATTTATTTGAGTTTCAAGACGAATTCAACACAACATCTAGCCCTATCTATTGGGAGGGGACAGATACTTCATTGTGGCCTTCAAGATTTAACCTATTCACTATCATTGAGCCAGCTGACATTGACTTCATTAAAGGTCAGTACAGATACAAGGTCTATGAAAGCTCTACTCCTACACTTGACCCTACTGGATTGAACATGATAGAAGAGGGTAGGCTTGTAGTGGCTGGTGCAATTATTAACTCAATTTATGACTAATGGCTTGGTATAACAGATTTATAGGCGCTAAGCCTCAGACAACAACAACAGAAGTAGTAGAAGGCTATCAGTCTTTTTCTACTCCATTCGGTAAAGTAGGTGATGCTAACTTGTCATTACCTTATGTCAATGGTAGATATCAGATAGCTGGCTACATTCCGTTCAATTCTGACAATTTATTTCCTGAACTCCTTAACCAACTTTACTACACATCACCTCTACATGGTGCTATTGTGGACTTTAAGACCAACTCAGCAGTAGGTGGTGGCTACACTCTGAAGAGTGAAGGAATGACCAATGAGGATAAGCTCAAGCTGTACACATTTGAAAAGAAAATTAAACTTGGCAAAGTAGAGAGAGCAATTGCTCAACAGTTGACAGTGCATCACAGAGTATACTTCAAGCTGTGCTACAATGCTAAGAGAGAGCTGTATAAGATATACAATGTATCACCTGAGAAGGTGAGGATAGCTAGAGATAAAGTCACTTACTTCTTATGTGATGACTGGTCGGCTAGAATTGACGTGACAAGTATCAAAAAATACCATCCTACTAACTCAGACCTTGAGCAGTTGTATGTGTACGAAATTATGACCTTAGGTCAAGAGTGGTATCCACTACCACAGTACACCAGTGCTCTTAATTTTGCTTTCCTTAGTGGAGAGTTGAGCTACTTCGCAAAATCTAACATACAAAATAGTATCTTTCCTTCATTTGCAATGATGTTTCCAAAACGTCCACAGTCAGAAGAGGAGAAGTCAATGATTAAACACACAATTGATAGGTTAAAAGGTGCGGCTAATGCTGGAAAGGCAGTTGCATTCTTTGCTAACTCAGCGGACCAACTACCTAAGATTGAATCTTTACCTACAAATGGCAATGATAAGCTGTTTCACGAGGCATCAGCTTTGAACACTGAACAGATTTGCTTTGCTCACACAATTGACCCTATCCTTATGGGTGTTCGCACTACTGGATCATTAGGTGGTGGAGCTGATATCAAGCAAGCATACGTAATATTTGAGAAAAATGTCGTAATGCCATTGAGATATCAGGTAGAGGAGATAGTTAATGAGCTATTGGAGATAGCTAAGATACCAGGCGAATACACAATCAACAACTTTCAAATCATTAATGAGACTATTGTGGAGATTGAAGGTGACGCATCTAAAACTGCTGATGCAATCAACTCACTTAGTCCATTGGTGGCTACAAAAGTACTCAATGCAATGACTCCTAATGAAGTTCGCTCACTTGCATCCTTGCCTCCTATAGAAGGTGGTGACGTAATACCAACTGAAACACCAGCAATATGATCTACTTTATCACAGAGACCTACTTAAAGGTTAATACACCAATCACAGCGAATGTAGATGTTACAGATGTGACTCCTTACATAGCTACTCAGGCACAATTGAGAGTGATGCCTATTCTTGGAACTACTTACTACAATTACTTACTTGGAGCTTACAATGCTCAAACACTTACTAATGATGAAGAGATACTTGTGACCTTCATTCAGCCAGTAATTGCATGGAGAAGTGCTGAGGATGCTATCTTTGGCTTGACTTATCAGCTAAAGAACAAAGGATTGCAGACACAGTTCGGTGACTTCTCAGCATCAGTGAGTAGAAGTGAGGTAGCATTCGGCATGGAGCACTACGCACAGAAGGCTTCATTTTATGAGCAAAGATTAATCAGATACTTAATAGCTAATAAAGACCTTTATCCTGGATTCACAGACCCCACCAACAGAGATAC